GTCATATTGCCAGTCAAAGTTATTCACTTTATATTTTGCTTTCTTATATGGTCTTATATTGCTAGGAGTATTATAATATATTTCTAGTCTATCAATTGGCTTACCATTACCAGCATAGCCATTATTTGAGTCTTTAATATTACATCCAGTTACATATGGTAAGAAATCTTTACCTACTGGGGCTACTCTGTATTTAATGCTTCCTTTATCTACTCTTATAGCAACATCTGTGATAGGGCTTCCTTGCCAACCTGCGTAGTCATCTAAGTTTTTAACTTCTGGAAGCCAGCCATGTTTTTGAGTTTTAACTCTATAATAAACATTGACCTTAGTATCTGATGTAGTACTACCATAACCATTTATCTTGTTTGCCTCATCTGCTATATATTGAATCTTGCTTCTTAAATAATCTCCAGGACAGTCAGTCTCTCTTCCTTTATCAGCAACTAAACTGTGCCAAGTTAAGTTTTTACCTTTTACTAATTTTCCTAAATTATTTCTTTTGGCTATATCTGCAACTAATTTAATTAGACTATTTAAAGTAGTATCATTTACATACCAATTACTATTGTCATCTGATGTCTCTATTGTTACTGACTTACAGTTACTGTCCCAGTTAGAATTAGTCCACGCCGTATTTGATTCATCAACATATAAGGCTATCTTTCCGTCATAACCTATACCATAATGACTAGAGCCCTCTCTTCCTGGTCTTTGAAATATTGCACCACATTGCTTAGCAGTTAATCTACCTGCCATATGATGTATAGTAATTGCTTCTATCTTTTTTCCACTTCTTCCCTTTGTATAGTTTCCTTGATAGGCTGGGTAAGTGGCACTTATTAATTTTGAGTTACCCATAGTTACTCATCTCCTTTTTTATTATTTAATAAATTAATAATTAGATTCATCACTGCTGATACTCCTCCAGCAACGGCGCCTATTAATAATGACTTAATTACTTCTGAGTTGTTAAAATCACTATTAGGCAAAGTTACTGCTAAGGCTCCTAAAAAACCTTGAATAAAAGTTTTTCCTGCTCTTATCAAAATATCTTTCATAATACACCTCCTACTTAAATATTTCTTCTTTCATCAATTTAACATCTTCTTCTAATTTGTATGTTCTTTCAATTAATGTGTTATGCTTATCTTGTTTCTTTTCTAGTTGCTCTATTCTATATAACATCAGAGAAGTTGTCTTTTTATTACTTGACACTGTGGCTAATATACTTGGTACTGCTACACATATACCGCCTATAATTGCTACCCATATATCTTGCATTGTTAGTCCTCCTTTTTACTTTACATTTGTTTGTAAAGATTCCCCTACCCTATCGTGTAACTCCTTGTTTTATAAGGCTTTGCAACGCTTTTACACTTTGAAATATATCTTTAAAAGTAGGGTAGGGTATTTACATATTTTACATTTTAATCAGTTGTTTTTGTATATAATAAAGTTATATATTTAGTCCAAATAGTCCCCCATGAACCATTTGCGTGAATAGATATTTTTGTTTTATCTACAAATGTGTATAATTTATCGGTAATGTTCCCACTATAACCTATCATAGGAATATTATAACCTAAACCACTGCTAGCCCACATAAAACAACCTATGGGGTCAAACCATATCATCTCAACATTATTAACTCCGTGATTAATTTCTAATGCTGTATCTGCAGATATTGTGGTTGTAAAGTTAATAACTTTTCTATATAAAGGTTTACCATTTATCCATTTTCCTACTACTTTTTCTGTTGTTGAATATGTACTTTTATTAATATCATTTTGGTTTACTTCATTTATTGCATTTACTATACTTGTTTTGTCTTGTGTTGTTAAGTTTTCTAATATTCCAACTAAATCATCATTTTCATTTACTACTTGTTTAATTTCATTTAAATCAGTAGCATTACATTTGTTTACATCTGCTACATCTTGGTTAATGTTTAATGCTACTTTATCTGTATATGTAATCTTACTCATATTTTACCTCCTAATCTGTTTTTTTTGTAAACTCTATAGTTATATTATAATTCGCATTTTTTAATAATGCTCCATAATAAATTTGAAGTTCTTCTGAATGAATAAACAATCCAGCAAAATAATTGGAATTAACATAGCCCCCTATTGCAACTCCACCATTTGTTGTTTTAATGCTACCATATGCTTTTCTTACAGTTATACTATTTGTGCTGTAATCAGAAGTAAATGTCGTAAACTCATAGTCTCTAGTTATACCACTAAATGACCTTTTATAAATCGGTTTCCCATTTTCATCCGTGCCTATTACTTGCTCTTCTGTCGAATAATTAAACTTATTATTAACTTCATTTATTGCACTTACTAAATTACTTTTATCGGTAGTTTCTAATTGTGCTAAATCGCCAATTTTTGTATCAATACTATTTCCACTTTTAAAAGTAAAATTAATATTATCAGTACCGCTTACTTCGTTTATTTGAATATCGGTACTATCTTGCATATATTTTGCCATTTTATTACCTCCTTAATAATATATTTTTTCATCATTATAAAATACTTCATCAACACCGTAAAAGACTTCATTAGGTTGCAATTTTTCATCTATGTATACATCTTGTTTTATTTTATATATATTTCCTATTTCTAATATTGGACTAATAGAACAATAAATTGTATTTTCATCATCTGATATAAAGTCTATACTATTTATTTCTTTATTAACATAGATATTTATATTGGTTCTGTAAAAGTTACCTATTGGAGCCCATATATTATTTATGATTCTATTTGTATTATCTGAGTAGTTGATTCTATATTTTCCCATTTTTGCATTGTCATAGTCTGCTAGATTAGATATACTATTATTTAATCTACTTGCACCTATACTATTTATAATCACATTATTTGGGTCATTTTCATTTTTCATCATTATTGTATTATAAAAGTTAATATTTAATGTCTCATATATATTTGTTATAATATCTTGATTATTTTCTATTAACTTTGAATTATATCGTCCTATTAAGTCTTGCCTTGCTATATTTATATCATTTATAAAGTTATTAGGCACTTGCACTGTACTAGCAGTAGTATTGTTAGTTATAACTTTGTTGTATAAGTTTCTTGCAAATATTATCTTATTATTATCATCATATAATAAACTGCTATTTGGTATCATACTCTCTTTATTCTGATACTCTATTCCATTATAATTATCATAGTTATATATTTGAATAGATGTAAATATAGTATCTTGACCTTGAAAACCAAAATTATATAAATTAAATTGTTTATTTACCATAAATAATTGAAAACCTGCTCTTGTATATAATGCTACATTGTCAATAGTTATATAGTATGCTTCATTGTCTACTATTCTTCCCATATGGCAAGTATAATCAGTGCCATTGTATTGGATGTCATAAAAATATATATCTCCTCCCCATATTCTTACTCCTATTCCGCTTGGGTCTCCTATTCCTCTATATACATTATTTTGATTATATACAGTTTCAAAGACTCCGTCATACCATTTATATATAACATAATTTCTGATTCCGTTTGTAGAATCTTCTCTATAAGCAAAGATATAATATGTAAATTGGTTTAATACTTTAAAATTAACACTTGAATAGTCGTAATTTGCTTCTCCTGGTATTTGTATACTACTAAAGTCTATATTATCATTGTCTTTTAAATAAAAGCAAAATGGCGGGTTATTTTGAGTTATACTTCCTACTATTCCAAAGTTTAATGAATCATCACTCCAAGTAGCCCACATATCACTAATTGTATAATTATCTGAGCCAAAAGTATTATTAGCCTCATAAGTTACCCAGCCATTAGTAGCACCTACATTGATAGTTAATTCAGTGGCTACTGGTACCATATAATTAGCATAACTACTTTTTGAGTTATGTTTTAACCCACCTAGTAAATATTTGGCTTGATTAGGGGCTTTTCTTAGTAATTTATAATCATAATCTTTTATGTCATTTGGTAAATTATAACTTTGTCTTAAGTTAAGACTATATTCATCTTGAGTAGGTAATTTGATAGATACATTGTTTAACATAATGAATCTTTTATTGTTAGTTTCGTAACTCGTTTCTATTCCATATAAATAACCGTTCTCATCTACACTTAAGCAACTAAATGCTCCTATTACTGTACCGCTTGAATACTCAGTTATTATCTGTATTAATTCAAAGTTACTATCTATTAGCGCTACCCAGCCGTAATTATTTCCACCATATTTAGAGTTGTAAGAGTTTCCATAAAGAATAGTTAAAAAGCCTCCGCTATCATCTTTAGTATTACTTTGTATTTCTCCTAGTAAATCAATATAAGTACCTCCAGCACTTGGGTTGCCTATTTCAGTAGATAACTCAGTATATAGATTATTAGTCTTTTGTTCTATTTCACTAAATTGTGGTATATTGCTACCTGTCTCTGTTGCATAATTAGACGCTAAATAATCTAAAATCTTCTTTTTAAAATTATCTGTCATAATATACCTCCTAATTAATAAATGGACTATTTAACACACTATTAAGAGCGTTATCTCCTGTTATTTCTATTTCTTCAACATCTAAATTATCAAATATTATGTTAGTACTATTGTCTATATCTATATTTCTTGTGATACTTTCTCCTGCTCCTATATTACCTTTATTTTTTGCTCTTTGGTTATCAAAGTAATTAATAGCACTTTCACTATTAAAACTACTTGTCAACTCATAAGTATACCATATATTATTAAAGTCTCCTGTTGCTATAATATTAGTTTCTTTCTTTTTTACCATATAATCTTGTGCTAAGTCATTTATAGGACTTTCAAAGTAAACTATTTGTCCTACATTATATAAGTCTACATCCTTTGTAGTTAAAGTTAGTGTTATTTCAGCACTACCTTTATATCTTATATATGTCTCTCCTATCTTTTCTAACTCATCACTTGAATATACATCATTTCTACTCTCATATCTTGCTATGATTCCTTTTCTGCCTGTTTGATTTGCTACTCTGTCTATTTCATCATTATTATACACTATTTGTCTACCATTTACAAGAGGTACATAAGTAATAGTTATTTTTGTGCCTGCTAGATATGTAGGAGTAGTTTCGTCACTTTCAATAACATTTTCTCCTGGAGTATAATAGAAATATGCAAATATACCTATTTCTTTCTCTGCTTTAGTAGCAACTGGTACATCAGTACCACCTATATTTATACTTTTTATTGTGCCTATTTTTTCTTGTGTGTAAAATGTTTTATTATAGCCGTCAGATGTAACGCTTTCTACATAATCTATACTGGCGTATACTTCATCTGATAAGATAACCTGTTTGTTTCTATAATCTCTAGTACCATAATTAAAAGTTAAATCAATAATGTTATTATCTTCAAAGAAATTAGTATCATATTCTAAATTAGCACCTCTAGGCATTAAAGTAGGGTCGTAAAAATCAATTGCTACAGTATTTTCATCTACAAGCCTTGTAGTCCACCTAGAGTTTGTTATTTCTGCTAGGTATTGTAAAACGTCATAGGCAGTCTTATTTAGCGTAGAATATGCTCCTATTACATCATCTCCACCAAATATATCAACATTGCCTAAAACAAAACCATATTCTGATACTGCACTTATTACCATTTGTATTGCTTCGTTTATAGTCTTATTACTTATAACAAAGTCTAAAGTTTCTCCCTCACTTAAAAAAGTCTTAAAATCTAAGATTTGCAAACTACAATATTTAGGGTCAGTAGGTCTTAAACTTATGTTACCACTATTTTTTACTATTCCGCAGAATATTAATTCATCATCTTTTAGAATCTTACATTTTGAGTAGTCTTTAGGGTAATAAAAGTTACTTACATAATCGTGATTCACTTCCCAACTCTTTGGGTAGCAATTGTTTAGTACAGTAGAGGAAGTTTTTAACATTTCCTCTACTATAGCAAACTCTTTACTGCTTACTACTTCCTCATTATCTATAAACATCTTTATCATATTATCACGCTCCTGTACCACCATAGTTATAGTCGTTTTTAGCGCCACCGCTAAATGTCTTTATGTCATTAACCATTTGTCCTAGTGGGTCTTGTTTCATATTGATATTATTAATAACAGTTACATTAGGGCTTAAATTAGCACTTGTAGTACCATATAGACTAGGGCTTAAATCAAACGCACCGTCTATCATCTCTTGTACTTCTGGTTGCATTTCATCCATACCATTAATTAAGCCTTGCATATTCATAGTACCAATATACGCAAACTCTTTACTTGGACTGTGTATTCCAAAGATTCCCTTAACTGCCTTTATAATACTACTACCTAAGCCTTTTATTTTATTTATTACCCAGTCAAAATTGTTTTTGATTCCGTTCCATAAGCCAGTTATCAGATTCTTACCAATATCTAAGAACATACTTGGTATTTGTTTCATATAACCAAGCCAAGATACTACCATATTTTTTAATTGTGTTATTATCTTAGGGGCTGACTGTATAAGACCTTGCACTATTCCTACTATTAATTGTGCGCCTGCTTTTATAAATAAAGGTAAGTTATCAATTAATACTGGTATCATAGCAAGTATTGCGTCTATTATTTGTGGTATTAATACAGGCATTTGCTCTGCTAAGCCTTGCACTATTAATATGGCACCTTGTATAAGAGCCTGTAATATCTGAGGCAACATTTGAGTTATGAAAGTAACTAACTGAGGTAATAAATTAATAAGTATTGTTATTATTTGTGGAAAAGCCTGGACTAGACCCTCAAATAATGTCTGTACGCCACTTAAAACAACTGGTAATAATTTATCTATCATAGGTACTATTTGAGGTATAAGAGCATTTATTAATTGTACTAAGCCCTCAACTATTTGAGGAGCCATTTCAATAACTGCATTTCCTATATTTGTGCCAGCAGTTACAAAGGTACTTATTACATCCTCTATACCTCCAGCACCACTCAAAAAGTTTTGAAAAGCAGATTTTGCACTAGCAACACTACCGCTTATAGTTTCTGTTGCTTCTTTAGCAGTTGTCCCAGTGATTCCTAACTCTCCTTGTATTACGTGTATTGCATTATATACATCACTTAAATTGTCTATATCATAATGTACCCCGCTTATTTTTTCAGCGTCTACAAGAAGTCTCTCCATTTCAGTTTTAGTACCACCATAACCTAGTTTTAAATTCCTTGTATTCACATAAGGTCGTTAATCTTATGCCGTTCTCTTATGAACTGCTATATATTTCTATATAGAGTAGACTATATCTTCATCTCTTTTGAGAGCCTCGCACTTCCACTCACTTGAGTGTACTCTACTCACTTCCAATATATAAAATATTGTGTTTTCGATAGTCGTTGAACCTTTCTATTTCTAGACTTGGATGCTGATTATCTTCAACATTACTTGTTAAGACTTCCCAGCAATTCACGAGGTTTTAGTTGAACTATTTTTAGTTAATCCAACATAGTATAATTTTGCTTAGCAAAACCTTGATAAGCACTTTGAATCATAGACATATCAGTACCCATTTTATTAGCGTTATCTGCCATATCTATGATAGCCATATCTGCTACTTTTGTGGCTTTCTCTGTATCTCCTCCTAGAGACTGTAATAAACTAGCGCTATAAGAAGTTACTTGCTCCATATATTGATTAGCACTTATACCAGCAGTCTTAAAAGCGTTATTTGCATTTTGTATAACTTTATCGGCACTGTCTTTGAATAATGTCTCAACACCACCAATATTTTGCTCCATATCAGCATAAGCATTTACAGAAGCACCTACCATAGCAGTTAAAGCAGTTCCTACTACCGCAGTTCCTTTTACAAAAGCACCACCTATAGCACTTCCCATACTTCCTAATTTGCTAGTCAAAGTACTGGTCTTTTTCTCTAAGTCTGCACTGTCTCCTTTAAAGTTAAATAAAACCTCTCCGCCTTTCATCTTTCCACCTCCTTTATATTAAAAATAGGGTAAGGGTTGATAAGCCCCTACCCTTAAGAGTTATTAATCAGTAACTACTGTACCTTTACCATTAATTACCATTTCTAGAGCAAACTCTCCCTCATCTTCAGCAGAGCCTCCTAAGTCACTAAACTTCATAACTACTGGTACTTGATACTTTTTATAAGTTAATACTCCACTTGTTACAGTTTCTAATAGTTCAAACTGTGCTGTTATATTGTTAAATTGTGCTACTGAGCCATTAACTATTAAATCGTGGACGTTTCCTAGTACGCTTTGAATAGCAACATTATTAATATCTAATTTAACCGTACAGTCAATAGATAATTTAGCACCTGTTACAATACTTCTTTTAATAGCGTCGCAAAAAACGTAAAAGTCTTTTTCGTCTAAGTCAGTAGTTAGTCCTACTTCTGATGTAGTACACATTTCAGTGAAAGTAGGGCTTGATGTAGTACTTGTATTAATGGCTAAACCTTTAATAACCTCTCTATTATTAACAAAATAGTTCATTTTCTCTCCTCCTATCTTATTCAGTGGCTTGAGTACTTGCCACTTTGTTTACTACACATTTTAGTGTAGCATTATAACCTACACGCTTTATATCTAAGTACTCTATAGCCTGTGGGTTTGTAAATTGCATAAACATTAATTGCCATTTTTCATTATAGGTTATATCATCTTCTTTATAGACATTGTCTACAATAATATTTTTACCTATTAACTCTCCTAGCATTAATGCTATATTTTTGTTTTCTTGAATTGATAAACCGTATATATCTAACATATAGTAGTTGAATAGTGGCACGCAGTTACCATAAAAAACTACCTTTTCTCCTGTTTGTTCTTGGCAAGTTACAACTCTTTTATCATTATCATTGGTAGAATACTCGGCTTTTACTTTCCAGGTATTTTCAGAAAAGTTTTCATCCAAAAGAGACTGTAAATATTTAATTAATATTATTTGTTTTCTTTCTATGTCTTTCTGATTCATTTTAACTTATTCCTTTCTATAGCCTGTGTAGTGATTTGCTTTCCTTGTTTCTTCCACACTTCTTCATACCATTTGCCGTAAGTTCCTGGAGTGCTCCAATTAGTACCTGCTCCCATTTTCCATACATATTTTGCATAGTCAGTATAAGAGCCTATATAATAGTTGCCGTTATCTCCTCTTACTCCAGCACTCATTGAGGACTGTCTTAACTTTCCAGCATTTACATAGGTTGCTAGTGGTATATGAGGGTAGGTTAAGTCTAAAGTTTGCCTTGCTACGCTATACATAACTTTATTAGGCAAGTCTAATAGTTCTTTTTTCTTCCCTCCGTACCATTTTGCTTCTACTTTTACATTAGCCATTATTTAACCGCTAATATTTTATTTTCTACTCGGTTAAATAGCCAACAGTCTTGCACTTCTAGTATAGTATGAGTTTGTTCTTGAAAATCATCCTTATTCTGATTCCTACCATAAAAGATTATTTGGTCTCCTTGCCTTACATCAACAGACCTTGGTACTTGATAGTAGCCTTTTGCCTCGGGTACTGTATAAATACCGTATCTTATACCTTGACTAATATCATAAGGACAACATTTTATATATACTTCTTTTTTGTTTTGGTCGTCAAATATATTATTGTCATCCTTTCTGTTGTATTGAATCAACTTTGCTTTTTGTCCGCTTATTAAAAACATAGTTATTCTCCAAAAGGTATATTAGCCACCATATTATGAGATAAAGGACTACCTCTATATAAGTAACCATTATTAGCAAGTATTCTTAAGGCTAGTGTAGAATAATCACTGCTTAAGTCTGCGTCCATACTACCTGCTTTAATTCTTTTATTATAGTCTACAAACGGTATATCACTCTCTAACATAAATCTTAACTGCTCCATTGAGGCATTTTTAATAGGCAAAGGCACGCTAGTTGCGTCCCAACCTGCGTGCCTATAACTTAAGCCTATTTGTGAGAATATCATCTCACATACCGCCTCTATTTGCCAAGCAGGTATATTATCAGTAGCATACTCACTATATTTAGCGGTAAACTCTGTTTTTGTGAAAAACTGCATATTCTCACTCCTTTACATTACGCTATAACAATAGTTCCAGTGTAAGCGTTTGAGTAGTTTCCGTTTGCGTCTTTTCCGTAAACAGACACATCATAACTACCAGCAGTAGTAGGAGTTCCTGTAACTGCTCCAGTAGTTTCATTAATTGTTAAGCCTGCTGGTAAACCAACTGCTTCAAAAGATACACTTCCAGCACCACTAAACGCAGTAGTTTGTACGTAGGCTACTTCGTGAGTACCATTATCAAAAGTACCAGCAGTAACTAAAGGTAAATCATCAACTAATTTGATAATTGCTTCAGGTCTTACTACTTCTGCTCCAAATAGGATGTTACCCTCTAGAACATAGTAACCAGGTAAACCAGGGTAGTTGCCTAGGTATTGAGCCATACTTGAGAAGAACATATCTCCAACTGCTCCAATTTCATTAGCAAAGTAACCAATAGCAGTAGCATTACCGTTATTGTCTTTTAAAGCATTGCTATTAATTTGGAAAGCAGATACTCCGTATGCTTCAGCAATAGTACCAGCGTCTACACCCTCTACACCTGCTCTAGTTTCGTATTTAAGTACGCTAGTTAAAGCAGATACATAGTAAGCATATGCTTGGCTAGATAAACCTAGTAAGTAACCTCCGTATACTTTTCTGTCGTATAATAGTGCTTTTAAGTCATTAATTGCTTCTATTACTTCAGTTCCATTGCTAGGAGACCATTTAGAGATTTGTCCGTTGACATAAGCCATAGACCCGTCACTTGCTCCTACAATAGTATCAGCAAACTTTTTAAAACCAAACTTATCAATTTCAAAAGCAACTTGGCTATCTTTTAAATTGATTTGTCCCTCTAAAGCGTTTGCTATGTTAGACCCTATCATTAATGGACTGATTCTAAAAGAGTAGTCCATAGGTAATTGAGTAAGGTCTACTTTAACACTGTCATATGTTGCAAGAGTAGAAGTTAAACCTGTAGTAATTTCTACGTTGTTTCTTACATTTAATGGAGTGTCAGTTTGTTTTATAACTTCTATAATAGGAGTTCCACTTTGTCTAGCAACTTCCATAAAACTTCTATTTAGAAAGTTCATAAAACTTGATTGATACAATAAGTTTTCGTATGTTCTACGCATAACTGATTGTAAATCTAAATTAATTCCTGTAAAGTTCATATTTATTCCTCCTTTATTTTTATATTTATAACTAATATTACTTAGTTACAGGTATAATTAAATCTCGTATAGATGTACTTCTTGTTACTTTAATATCTGTACTATCTATACCATTTTTACTATTATTTACGTTAGCCTCATTAGGCGCTGGAGTAAATATAGTATTGTTTGCCTTGTTAGAATCTGCAAAATAAGTATTTTTAAACTTTTCTGCTATGCTATCTACTGCTTTTTGGTCGTCTTTTTCTTCAGCGTATAAACTATTTCTTAGTTTTACTACTTCGTCAAAATCTTCATCTTTAAAGCCTTTCCTAACAAGTTTACTTTCTAGTGATACTCTATTCATCTTTTCGTTTGTATCACTCAAACTTTTTACAGCAGTGTTATAGTTACTTTCTAGTGTAGCATAATCACTCTGCAACTTTTCAAAGTCTGACTTACTTACCATATCTTTTGGGGCTTTAATTTCACTTGTCTTAGTATAATCTTTATATACATCTTTAGACATAGCCTCTAGGTCAAAATCTTCATTTGTAATTTTGACGTCCTTATTCTTTAGATACTTAGTTAAATCAATATTCATTTTTTTTACCTCATCTTTCTTTTTTTAAAAAAGTTAAGTGTAAAAGTGTGTGTGTACTATCAGTTTATAGACATAATAGTTTAGGTCTATTTTAATTCTTTAATAGCAGAATTAAGTTTTTTAATTTTTTGGTTAGCCTTGTCTACCTCATCATAATTATTAAGACTCTGATAAATGGCTCTATCATTTTTTAGTTTTGTTCTTTCCAGTTGCAAACTTTGTATTTTTTGCTTATTTTCGTATTGTTCTTCCCAGTAACCACTATTATAGTTGTTATCTTGTATTTGGCTTTTGTCCCAGTATATAGTCCATTGATGTTTACAGTTAGGATGACCTACGCCACCTGCTATAGCCATTTCTTGAGGTACATACTTGTGCCCGTCAATATAACCACTCTTACCACTGGCACTATATATACGCCCTTGCCACTCCATACAAAGAGGACACGCAAACGGATGAGCGGGCAAGTATAAAAGGTCATTGTCTAACAAGTCACTATCATACAAAGTTCTATTCCACCCAGCCCTATTTAAGTTAGTATTATATAACATAGAATTATAACTTGCTACATTATGATAACTTCTTACTGTGCCGTCTTTGTTATAGTATGGTATTATAGCCTGTGTTTTGTCATATTCACTGACTATCTTACTCAAATAAGCATTTTTATTTATATACTCCTTATTTACTGTCTTTAGTCTGCCTTTATAGTAGTTATCTATAGTACTTTTGTACTTCTTTTCTACTTCTATAAATCTTTCTTCTTTAACTAAATCGTAAACTTGAGTATATTCAGCATTTGGGTTAATTATTTCTTGCCCTTTTAAATCTCTTGCTTCTATCATTTTCTCTAGTTCTGAGATTCTTTGCTCCATATATTTATGGTCTACTTTATTCCATATTTTAGCGCTTTCTTTTTTAAACTCTTCTAGGCTTTTATTTTGGCTTAAATATTCAAAAAACATTTTTTTAGTTTTGAATATAAGTTTATAGTATTGGTTACTAGAATAGTAAACGCTATCTTCTATAAATAAATTAAAAGGGTCTTTCATTTATTACACCTCTCCAAAGTTTATGTTTATATCTTCTTGCTCTTTGGCATACTCTTGTAATAAAGCCTCTATTTCTTTTTCATTTTTTCCTACAAAGTCATCATCAATTAATTTATTGATTATTGGTAACATAATCTTTGCTCTTATGCTATATGGTATTCTTCCAACGCTTTGTAATCTATTTAGTACTTGAATCTTCTTCATATCATCAAACTTTTCATTTGCGCCATAGTCCCAGTTTAATTCATTAGGAAGTAGATTCTCCTTAATATTTTGGCTTTTTTGAGCCTTAACTATATTTATTATTAAATTGTTTATTTGTGGCTCTATTTGGCTCTTTATTGCTTCTACTGTCATATCACTAGCGTTTTTACTTAAATTAACGTTAGATTCGTTCATATAAGCGTCTTTTTCATAGCCAAAACTTGCTGGGCTTAAACCTGCCATTTGTATACACTGATAGTCATAAAACTTAAATGCTGACATATATTCTTCAACTCTGATATTACCTTGTAAAAACTCAAATAATTGATGTTCTTTGTCTCCAGGTAACAAAGTAAAGTAGTCTTGTAATTGCCCTACACTTATGCTTTCTGCTTTGAATTGTGTATTACCAGGTTTCCACTGAGTTACTATATCTCCACTTTGGTAGTGCTGAGATGTTACTATTCTAGTTCTAGTCTTTTCTATCTCATCCGCCATAGTGTTTAATATCTTCATTTCTTCTTTTAATAACTTCTTGCTATCTTTAAAGAAGTCTTGACCTAAATCTATATTTATCAACACTTCATAAGGTAAGATATATTTATCTAAATAATCACTACCAGTCCTATGGTTAAATACTTCTATAGATATAGGGTTTATTGTGCCTTTTTTTGTTTTCTCAAAGGCTTTAAATTGTAAATAACTATTTCCGTTATCTATCTTTATATGTCTTTCTAAGATATAGTCTAAGTCTGTATCAGTTTCATATTCTTGAATAATAGTACATTGTTTAATTTTGTCAAACTTTTGTACTAAATTGTGAATATCACTTCTTCTGATACACTCTAAATATATCTTATCATTATACTTGTGGATGTATACAAAACTTTCAGTCTGATATATTCCTATTTCTAGCGCTTCTTTTAATGTAGGCATTAGCCAACTGATATTTAAGCCCTCTGTTTGTGTAACTAAATCACTACCAAAGATTTGGTTTACTATGTAAGTAGCAATTTTCTTACCGCTAGGAGCAATTACATACTCACTGCAAGCCTTTATATTTGGTTTGCCATTAGTAACACCAGGTATACTTATTGTAGCGTCTACTCTAATATATGGAGCCTGTAAGACATCAAACGCTGGCTTTAATTTTGTATTTCTTATCATAATGTTAAATCACTCCCCTCAAATATAAGAGTTTCTATATGTACTTCTTTCTTTTCATTGTTAGTCATCTTATATTTATAGTATTGGAGCATTAATTTAGTCTTTCTATTTGTTCCTATTAAATGTTTAAGATTCTTAACCTTTACTATATAAAAGTTTTCCATTGGTTTAAAGTCATCATCAACATAAACTCTTTTTATACATTGTCCTTTATAGTAAAGATATATCTTCCATTTGTCTTTTTTTAATAGTTTTCTTATCAACTTCTTTAATGATTCAACTATACTCTTAAATATATTCTGACATTTAGTAATTATTTTTTTAAAGATTTGTTTCATATTAGCACTCCTTTAGTGTGTATATAATCAAAAAAACATATAATCTACCTATAGACTATATGCTTTTTATGTTTCAACACACTTTTTGCACTTATTTAACTAACAAGAGTATAACATATAATTATTTATTTTGCAATACTTTTGTTTCAATTTCTTTTATAACTTTTTGTGTGTATATAATGAGTAGGGTAAATCTCGTATACCTCTATCATCTTACACTTTTGGCAAGGTATCTCTATAACTAAAGGGGTTGTTATATCAACTCCTAACTTTTTTAAATTATTATAGTAGGTTTCTATGTCAATATTAAATAAAAATCTTTTAGTGGCTTGGCACTTTATCTCCATTTTTTCAACTCCTTTTTTTATACTATAGGGCACCTATCAGTTTCTTTCCACTCATCTATCAAATATCTTGTGGCGTCTATTGAGTGGTCGTTTTCTTTTTTATAACAATTTATACCCTCTTTAACACTTCTGATACTGTCATATTGGTAACTCTCAAACTCTAGTTTGCTATCATCCTTACCACTTAAGACTATCTCTCCATTGTCCCTAATTAATTTTATGCTAGGACTATCTAAAATGTAAAAATATTCTTTTTGAATCAGACTCTGTAAGTGTTGCACCCCTGTGTCTACGCTACCCGCTCCTTTTTTTGCTAGAGTGTGAGGTATATTATCAACTAATAATCTGTTATGAAAGTGAGACGCCTCACTATCTATCACATTAGTAGTTATTGGTATATGAGGGTATAATTTCTTTAAATATACCATAAATAACCTCATTTGTTTACTATAAAACTCAGTAGTAGGAGTGTCCCCACTTTCGTGTGGGTTATGGTAGTAAGTTTGTAGTCTTACTAGCACCCATTTATTAGCACTTTTTTTAAAGCATAAGGCTATTGGTACAAAGGTAGTAGGGTTTACACTACCATAGTCATTGCCTAACCCTATCTCTCTTATAACAAAGTCTGATAAATCATTTACTATATTTAATTTATCAAAGACTTTGCCCTCTGCTACTACCCACCTATTATATATCTTTTGTTCTCGTAAACTTCCTGGAGGAAATATATTTACAACTTTTTCTATTGCTTCAGCAGTATTTAATACTGGGTTATCATAAGGAAAAAAAGTATAATGCTTAGCATTTGGCTTTTTGTCTAGATAGTCTCTTTTATAATCGTGATTCTCGCTACCCTCAACGTTAAAGGAGTGAATCGTCTTAACATAAGGATGATTTGCAAAAGAGACTTGTCTACCAGGTAACTCATTAAAAGGAGCCTGTAGTTGCTTCTGAGTATATATTCTAGCGCTTTCATCTACCCACTCAAATATTAAAGGTTTACCTAAAATCTTATTAAAAGCAAGTACATTATTAAAGCCAAAGAAAAATATTTTTAAATTGTATAATTTAAGATACTTTTCATCTCCACTACCCCACTTCAACTCATAGTCTCCTTTTCCTTTTGATTTTTTCTTTAAGCCCATTTTTTGTAAGTCCTGTTCTAAGACTTCTACTATATTACCCTTTAATGTATCTATAGACCACCCTACTACACATCCGTAGTATTGTTTTATAGGGTCATATTCATACAAAGACTGAGCGTATAATATTAAGCCTAAGCATATATCAAAAGTTTTACCACTTTGAGTACTACCTAAAACGTATATTTCATTTACGTTTTGACTTGTTATATCATTTAATAAACTACTTTGTTTTTTTGTTAGAGTTACTTGTAGATTCTCTATTTTCATCTATCTTATTTAACTCCTCGTCTATTTCTTCTATTTTTTTCTTAGTATTCTTTTGGCAACCATTAGAATAAAAGTCTTTTAATATAGTATGGTCTTTTTTAAGTTTTAGCATTTCTTCTTTAGACACTATTATATTATTACTATTATCTATTCTATATCTGTTACCTGTTATCTCTGTAAAAGTCAAACTTTCCATACTTTACCTCCTATTTTATGTCTGATAAGTTAAAAGTTTCTCCATTATCAGCAAAGATTCCACGCCCATTGTTTAACTCTTTATAAACTCTTCCTTTAAATACTGATAAGCCACTTTTATTGTTACTTACTTTTTTAGGAATTGCTGGAGCAAAGTCTTTAGGCACTACTTCTGTTTCTTCTTCTAAGATAATTGGAGATACTGGACTATTGTCTAAAGTAACTACTTCTATTATCTCTTCTGATTCTTCTTCAATTGGAGTAGTAGTCTTTTCTTCTTCTGATTCTTCAGCAGTAATTTCTTCTTCTTTTATTTCTTCTACTTCAGTTAAAACTTCTTTTTCTTCTTCTAAGATAATTGGAGATACTGGACTATTGTCTAAAGTAACTACTTC